TTTGCCATAAGTTTTCTCCGTAAGTTTACAGATTGCTCCGTAAACTGGTTAATAAAATTTCGTTGGATTAGGAATCGCTAATAAATTAGTTCTTCTTAGTTCCACCGAAGGTTACACGAGTCTGCCTCTCAGCATTGATCGGCATACTTGGGTGCTGTTCCTTCATGAGATCTTGTTCAACCGCGGTGTCTTTGTCTTGAGTAATCTTGTTAAAGTACTCGTCGCGCGATTTTACAATTTCCATCGGTATCCTTGCCAGCAAAAGGCCGCCAACTCCGATCACCCCTTTGTATTTTCCCTCATTTAAGACTGGATAATTCGATCCTGGATATTCATCAGCTCTTACAAGCTCGTATCCTGATCTTAATTTACCGGCCATGTTCTTTGTATCATCAAAGCCCATTGACTCAGCTCTTATCCATCTATGATGGTACCCGTCTGGTGCAGGGGGTGCATCTAAAGATGATGGTGGAGTCCAAACTTTTTTCTGAGAAGTTTTTTCTCTAGTCTGACTCGCACGGGAAGTTTTAATGTCTTCTTTTTTCATATGCTTATACCTCCTTCGTGATTTTTAGTTGTTTCGCATATTCTTCAAGTGGCACACCTAATTTTTTAGCGATTGCTACTTGTGATGATGTGAGTCTCACAGTATTGCGACTAGGTCGTACACTGCGCGTCGCTGACGCTACTGTTTGTGTCGGTTTAGTCGATTCCTTAGACTCTGTTTTACCAAATTTATGTGGGAAGTCAAGACGCATTCGCTTGTCTATCTCCGCATAATATTCGTCAGATTTGGGATCCATTCCCTCGTCCTCGGTTAGTTTTTTGTGATAATCAAAGGCTGTATAGGTCATAGCACTGTCTTTTCCAAACCAATCGTTCTTTTCAGCCCATGCTTCAGCCTTTGGATCAGATGGTGGAGCTTTAAGTGCATCATCTAAAGAAGGGGTTTTAACTTCTTTTTCCTTCGTTTCAGATAATCTGCTCTTCAGTGTATTAACTCTAGCTTCTTCAACACCCAGTCTTGCAATGTCTTTTTGTGCTTCAACTTCAGCATTGATATCGCCTGTTTCTCTTGCTCTTGCTAATTTTGCTTGAGCAGCTTGTAAGCCAGAATTAAGTCTATTTTCAATTGCCGTGACATAGTTTGGTTCCAATCGTGAAAGTTTCGTTTTCATTTGAGAATGTTCTTTTTGAACACCTTTGGCATAATCTAAAGCGGCTTCCTTTTGTCTTTCCGCTTCACGCCATTTTTTCGTTAGTTTCGCGATTCTTTTTTGAACACCTTGACTATATTCTTCTAATTCTTCTTTTTTCTCGTCTTTTGTTTCTTTTACTTCTTCCTTTTTCTCTTCTTTTGGTTCTTCTTTAACTTCAGGTTCTTGGTCCGTGGTTACTGTTTCTTTAACCTCTTCTTTTGGCTCTTCCTTGACTTCAACGGGAGCCTTTTCTTCGGGAAGGGTAATATCAACATCTGGTCCTGATGTATCAATATCAACCGTCTTTTCTTCCTTGACTACTTCTTCTTTTTTTACTTCTTCTTTTACTTCTGCTTCTGGCATAGTTCCTCCTATGTTTAAATATTATGCAGCACGGATTCTGGATTTTTAATCGTGCCCAAAACCTCATCGTCGTTTAACAGACGGACTTCTCCGCCTTCTATGGGTAATCTTGATCCTGCATAGCGAGCAAAGATCACCCAGTCACCCTTCTTGCACCACGGACCTGTGGTGAATTTTTCACGATCAGCATAAGCTAATGGTCCCATCTTCAAGACATAGCCACAATTCGTAGCCACTCGTAATTTGTCTAAAGATTCTTGTGCAATTAAAATTCCACCCTTCGTTTTTTCTCTAGGTGTAAAAGGTAATACTAATAACCTCCAGCCGCTAGGCATAGGGAGTTGTGAGATTTGGTCTTTGATATTTTCTGGATTTAAGGGTTCTTTTTCTTTGGTGTTTTGATATTTTTCTTCCAAAGCATTTCTATGTTTTGGGAGTTCCTTTTCCGAGGTCGATAACGTTTCCTTGTTCATCTTTTTGCTCCTTAGCTTTTAGCAGGTTAGAGATTTCCTGAAGCATGTACTGATACGTACGTGCCTGTCCTAACATATATTGATATTTCTCCATATTGTCAATACCACCACTAATCATGGTGTCACCGACACGTTGAAGATTATCGCGCATTAGTTTTTGTAACTTTGATACGATAGTTAATGGATCCATTAGATCATTTTTTTGTAATAATTCTTATAACTTTTATTTGACACTTTCACTCCACCCAAGTCACCTTGAATGTGAGTACCAATGTACTCTCCTGGTGCAGGTAAGTCAAATTCGTCAATTCTATCGTCTTTTAGATTTGTTTCCTCAGTTTTTCTTGAATTTGCGATTGTTGGTCGCCATCTTGGGTTTACCATTATTTTTTACCTCCTCCATTACGAAATATCTGTGTACCCTTTATACCAAATACGCTGGCAACTACAAGTATCCATAAATTTGTAAACCATTTCGGCAGATTAGAGAAATACTCAAAGAAGATTTCTATCTTCCTCATCGCCTCCGGATCCTCTGTCCAGACCGACCAGGCAAGCACGATTATTGGAAGCGTAAGTATCGCAAGCACGATTTCGTCCTTGTAGTCGTTTTGCCGAGCTTCTAAAAGTTTGCCCTGGTAAGATTCCTCACCTCGGGCCATACGCTGCGCATGCATATGCTGTGCATCCGCCATCGCCATTTTAGTTTCTTGTCTTTTCTTATAAATGTGGCTTCCTGCTTGCAAAGCCATTTTTGCTAGTCCAAACCAAGCCATATTACACCCAAGTTACAGGTTTTTGTGGTCTTGCTTTAACAACAGCTCCTCTTTTAACAGGATTTGTATCTTTTACAAATTTTTCCTGTTTAACGGGTCTGTCATTTCTCCGTGCGTCTGGAGATGCGACTGTTTTTTGTTTAACGTAGTTCCACGCCATTAGTTACTCCTTCCATTAGTTCTAGGCTTCATTCTTGCAAGTGTCAATCTATTTTCATTTGCCATTTCTTGCTTCTCAATTGAAGTATCAGCTCTCAATTCAGCTAAATCTTCATTCTGATCAAGTTTATCTTCAACATTTCCTTGATTCATCATCGCTCTCATTCTCTCAAGATTAATTTTTTCTTGCGCTGCTTTTCGTTTAGATTCGTTATCCATAGCTCTAATATCAAGTTCTCTTGCTCTTAATTTAGCAATTGGATCATGATCGAACTGAGAAGTAACTGCTTTTTCCTCTTTCATGAATTCTTCCATCATTTCAGACACTAAAACAGCTTTTCTTGCTTCAATTTTCTGTTGAAGAGGTATTATTTGTTGTTGAATTTGTGGATTCTGTGGATTTTGTGCTGCTATTCGCTGCATTTGTGCTAATTGTTTCATTTCATCTCTAAATTCTAGCTCAATTTGCTCTTGAGCCATCAAAGAAATGTGTTGTAAACAGTTTTTTTCAATTGCAGCCCCTACCATAGGTGCATTTCTAACCATATTAGTCGCTAAAAAGTTTAAATGTGATGTAATATGCGATCTGTGGTCTTGTCCTGGAAAAGCTTGAAAGGGTAAACCTGCTAAAGCATCAATATGTTCTAAAGCTGGGTCTTTTGGAACCGGTCTTGGTGGTTTTTTCAAAATTAAATCAATATCTTTTGCACCTAATGCCTCATACATGTTTCGATATACTTCGTATTGGTTGTGAAGTGCTGGATTTGAGGCCGCCAATTGCAGTTCCGTTTGTGCGAGGGAGATCCTTTGAGTCTGACTAAAGATATTTGGATCCGCAACTGGCAGAATATCTACTCTGTCATCAAAGTCCGTTTGCATAATTTGCCTTTGGCCTCCAACAACATCGTATGGATATACGGCTGGTAGATAAAGTTTGAAAACTCTAGCAAGCAATGTAAATTCTTTTCTCATTGCTGCGTATAATCTCTTATGTATGGCTGACATCGTTCTTGAGCCTCTTTCTAAAAGCGCAACGGTCGTGCCCACTGCCGCTTGTTGATTACCCTCACCTACTTGCAGGTCCGCTATAGAAGCGAATCGTTGTCCTGCTTGTACCACGACGCCCATAAGTGCTAATAAGGTTTGAGAAGGTTCTTTAAACGGAAGCATCATAAATGCGTCTTTCAAATTTCCACCTGGTGCGTCGACATCTCTAAATTCTCCAGGTTGAATGGATTGTGCTTCGTCTCTCATTTTAATTCCACGCATTTTAAATCCTGCGGGTAAATTAGATAAGGTTCCTGCGTCTAGTAATTGTCTTAACGCAGCAGTTGCAGTTCTAGATAATCCACCTATCATGTGAATAAGACCAAAGCCATAAAAGCCTAAGCCTGGTAAAAATTTAAAATGAACAAAATAATCAATTTTCTTTTTCATTGGATCGCCCATTTGATAATTTCTACGAATGGATAAAATTTTTCTTGTACCTTCTTCAACGGTTACAATGTAGGGTAATTTAATTCCTGTAGATTCTCCTGTTTGTGGGTTTGTATCTTCAAAACCATCTAAATTTAAATCAATATGGCATTCAAGAATCGTGAACATACGATCATCACGTCCTCTTGATGTTCCTTCCAGCTTTCTTTCCTTTTCTTGAAGTTCTGATTCAATTAGATGAGTTGGAGTTAATTCAATATCTCGATAAAATCCACCCACTTGCTGTTTTCTTAATTCATTTTCCGTCATACGAACCATGTGAATAATAGATTCACATTCATCTAAAGATGAAACTGTATACGGAACGACTAAATCATCTGCAGGAACAAATTTAGAAACGGCTCTCTGCATCAATTCATCATAATAAATTTTTTTAAATGCAGACCCTGCAAGCGGTAAATAAAATAACATCTGATCAAATTCAGCCTCGTACTCAGGCATTTTGTTCATGATCTGATAATTCATAAATTCTTTAACACGAATTCCTTGTTGCTCCTTATCAGGAGACAACATGCCAACGATTTGTGTTCTTACGGGTCCTGTTGAAGGTAATAATTCTTTATATGCTAAAGATTGAAATTGAGTCACCGCTTCTGCAAGGACAGGGTGTGTTGCACCAGAGGCACCTTTAAAAGGTTCACTTCTGTCATCATATTTAAATCCTAAAAGATCTAATCCTGATGTATAAGCTCTTTCCCAATCACGTCTTGAATTTTTATAATCTTGATAATCTGTAAAAAGTTTTGATCCTAATGGATCTAAAACATCATCAGGTAATAATTCTGCTAAATTAGCAAAATGGTCTCCTGATTGTTCAACACTTCCAATGGAAGGGTCAAAATTAATGTCGACACTACCATCTTCGTTTTGTTGAACATCAATGGGTTTATCACCTTGTTGTTCAATTATATCTTTTTCTTCTTCTACTTGAACATCTTGTGGATTAGGTATGTTTATTGTTTGTTTAACGTTGGGTAACGCTTTGTCAATCTCTGCCATTTATTCTCCGTTAATATGTTTCTAACCTTTTTATATTGATTATTCAAGCCTTGTGATAGGGGTCCTCGTTTAGGAGGTACCGTTGTTGTTAGTTTTTTAACCATTAATAATACTTATGTCTCGGTTTAAAGATCTTTTCATCTTTATAATCTTCAGGATGCGGTATTAACCCACCTTGTCTAAATCGCATCACGGCTTGGGTCATACTATCCACCAAGTCGTCATGATCCCCATACGGGAATGCAGCACATTCCTCTATGACTTCCTGTGCAAACTCCTTGTGAGTGGGCGCCCATATGGTGCCGCTTTCAAATAGCGGTGCCACCGAGTTTACCCTTGTATGCTTATCATTTCCTTTGCTAGGTGTAAAGTTAATAACTGGGATGCCCATATTCCGTAATTCGTAAGTGAGCGGCAATCCTGAGGCTTTCGCTTCCACTAAAACTGTTTCCGGTTGCCAGTACTTATAAGATTCGAGGGCCTTTCTCCTTAATTCAGGGAACTCGTATCTTCCTTTAATGGCATCCACTAAAATTAAATTAGGAGGTGCATCAACATCTTTTCTAAATACGCCCCATGTTGTAATGGCACTAAAGTCAGCCGTTTCTTTTTTCATAAAAGCCGTATCGTAAGATTGTATCACGTGATCCAAGGTCGGCATCCAGTCGTGCTTCCACTTCTTCCACCATTCTCGTTTAATAATGGCTCCTTCTTCTGAAGTTGGGTTCTGCATCCACTGAGCATTCCATTTACCCAAGGACAACGAAGCCTTAACCGTTTCAAGTTCGCCCACCTTCCAATACTCTGGCCATACCGGTTTACCACTTGGCATGATGGCTGGGAATTCTATTAATTCCCATTGATCCGCTTTCGCTTCTTTTTGAGCCTGCATCAACATACCTGTCAAATCTTTTGTATTCCATCTCGTCATGACACAGACAATTTGTCCGCCAGGTTGCAAACGTTGTCGTGGTCCTGAGGTATACCATTCGTAAGCACGCTCCAATGCGGTCAGGTTCATTGCATCTTGTTCCGAGTGTGGGTCATCAATAATCAATAAGTCCGCACCACGGCCCGTGATCGCTCCGCCAACACCCGCTGCGAAATATTCGCCGCCTTGCGCCGTTTCCCATCTTCCTGCCGCTTGTGAATCTTCTCGAAGTCTAGTTTCAAAGACTTGTTTATATTCAGGAGAGTCCATCAATGTTTTAGCTTTTCTGCCAAAACGAATGGCGAGCTCTCCTGTGTGAGTGGTTTGAATGATTTTTAATTTAGGGTTTCTGCCAATCATCCATGCCGGTAGCAACGATGAGGCAAATTCAGATTTAGTATGCCGTGGTGGCATATTAATAATGATTCTTTTACTTTTACCCATTGCCATGTCGTTAAATTTATTGGCTACAATCTTGTGATGGGATCCTTGGATGAATTCTGGCCACATATGCTTCACGAAGCTTAAAAAGTCACCACGGACCTTGGCTTCATGCTTCTTCTCGTTGTACTTCAAGTACATCTTATAGAAGTCTTTTTTCACATCAGGTGGTAATTTCTTTATTTTTTCTAGGTCTATTTGCATTTGAAAAATTTTTTTTAAAATTTTTTTCAGTTTCAATATGAAATTTTTTTAATTTATTCCATATTACGCTAATAATCAAGGCTACCCCCCATAATGGTTTATGGGGCTTTAACCGTCTAAATCAAGCACTAAAGCCCAAGAAAAAAGATTCCTTTTCTGAAAAAAATGTTTAAGGGTTAGGGGAATTTCAAATTCGTTGGCCGTTGTGGTACCTCTATCGAAGGAGTTCCCCCCTTCTAGTTCAATCAATCGTGGTTAATAGTTCACGTTCCATAGTTCAACGCCAACGGAACACGAACCAATATAGATAAAAAGATTTTATATAAAAGAAAACCTCTGACGAGGTGAGTCGTCAGAGGTTCGTGGATCTTGGTTATTTAGAAAAGCAACTTGAATGAGTCCCTTGCTTGATACAATACTGCTCAACTTCATTATCATAAGACTCAACCATTTTATCATAATTAAGTTTTCTATATTTTGGTAGACTCATCACATAATCTTGACACTCACCACTTAACTCTTCAAAGTAGTCCTTGCCTACTTCTGATATATCAACCCATTCCCATTCTCTCCAAAACTTGCCATTGAATATATTAAACTTACCTACATTCACATAAGCATTTTTTGGATTTAAAGCAATATTTTCAATTTTGTTAAAATTATCGCTTTCAATCGCTTTATTCATTGTTTCGTTTGTACTCATACTTCCTCCTTTTTAATTAACATAAGATTTTATGGGAGAGCCGTCAAGCTCTATTTCTATACTGTTGCAAGAATGCAACATGTTGCCAGGATGCAACACCGGACACACAACCAGGACTAGAATTATCAGCATAGAAAAGGAACAGAGCTAGAAGATCCATTGAACACGAACCACGAATCGCCAACTAAATGTGAATAACTTTTGACCGCGAATCAAAGGCTATAAAATTTGAGGTAATTACTTTTAAATACTCTACTTTATAATGGTTCTAAATAAGGCAATAACTATTGATATTATACAACAATAAAGCGAAACGAATGGGCAATAATAGAGCTATAATTTAAAGTACAAAAAGACTTGCAATGGATATATAATAATGTAGGATACTCCGAGATAACAAAAAGGAGAAAAGATGACAAAAAAAGAAACAGAAAAAAGAGAAGCAATAGAGTATCTAAAAAAGTCAATCAACAAAGGGGATACTCTTTACACAATAGTTACTCACGTTTCAAAAAGTGGAATGAGTAGAAATATCAAAGTATTAGATATTAAAAATGAAAGTCCATCATATTGGAATTATAACATATCTAAAATTTTAGGTTATACTCTGAAAGATGATGGAACGTTAAAAGTTCAAGGTTGTGGAATGGATATGGGATTCCACGTTGTTTATCAATTATCAAAAGTTTTATTTGATGATGGTTATGCAATTAAACAAAGATGGATTTAAAGACCGAAACACCCTCAATAGAGGGTGATGAGGTCAGAAACAATGAAAGGAGAAAAAAGATGGCAAAAGAAAAGTTTATTAAAACTGATATACAAGGTGGCAAATATCATTTACTAGATTTAAAAGAAAGTATTGATAATGCAGTAGATGAATTTCATAGATTAATTCCTATAGATAATGATTCAGATTTACAAGATCTATGGAATACTGTGAGTCGTTGTTGCCAAAAGTTTATTGAGGATAACAAAGAAAAAGAAGATGAATAGACCGAAACACCCTCAACAGAGGGTGATGAGGTCAGAAACAATACAATTCCAGGTAGAATTAAAATTTGACTTCTATGTGGGATAATATAAGATAACAAAGAAAGGAGAAAAAAGATGGAAGCAAAAATGTTAAACCAAATAGGTAAACACATTGAAAATCTTCAATGGGATCTTGACAGAATGAGTCAAGGTGGAAGAGATGAATATTCTAAATTGGTTAAAATTTGGAATAAGTTAATAAATAAAAAGAAAGGAGAAAAAAGATGAAAATAAATAATATAAAACTAACTAAAAAAGAGTTTGATTTCTTGTGGGCTTGGTTAGAAGATGATTTAGATTGCCAAAGAAAAAACGGCTTTCATCCTAACTCAACACTTATGAGAAATTTAAAATCAATTGTTAAAAAATTAAGAAAGGAGAAAAAAGATGTACAATAGAGAAAGAATAAAAGAAGTAATAGAAGAATGTTTAAAACATTACACTATGGGAGATTGCACAACTGACAAGGAAGAAAAAGAAAACTTTGTTGAAAGTGTAATGATGGAGTTGGATAATTCTAATACAATCTTAATAGGAAAGGATGATGTTTTAGTATTAAAGGATAAAAAAAATAGGAAAGGAGAAAAAAGATGAGTTATACTTTTAATAAGGAAGAACTAGCCATTATCATTGATATGATGGAAAAGTTATCTACTAAATGTGAGCCAAAATCTTGTGCTGATTTAGTTATGGATTCAATTAATGACAATCCAAAAAATTACGGCAATGTACAAGTTTCTTGGGAAGTAATGAATAAATTTACAGATAAAATAAACAAATATGAAAAAATACTGAAAGGAGAAAAAAGATGAGTAATAAACCAATAGGTGTAAATGTTTTAGATATTAAGTTCTATCAGTATGATGAAGATGGAAATGATATTTTAAATAAAGATGGAACGACAAAAGAGTTTAGATTAAAAGCTATAAGATTTAAACCTCTTGAATATCTTTGTGAAGATTTAAAGGTTGATGATGTTGAGGAAATAAAGAAAGGAGAAAAAAGATGGAAAAGTTAAAAGTAAAAATAGAATTTAATTGTTTAGCAAGTGAAGAAGAAACAAAGGAACAATTAAATAAAATAATTCTCTACCAAATTTATGAGAGAATTAGAAATGTTGAACATAATAAAGGTGTTAAACTAACAATAACAAAGAAAGGAGAAAAAAGATGAAACTAGAACTAAAAAAAATAAAATATTGCAAGTGGATGAGTGAAGAAACTCATTGTTATGATGCAGTAGTTTATGTTGATGGTAAAGCCACGATTGAAGTTAGTAATGATGGTCACGGTGGTGCAGATACTCAATGGGCAATTAAACCATTTACAGACCAAGATATTGAAAAGGTTGAAACTTGGTGTAAGAAAAATCTTCCTAAATGGTATTCTTCTTTTGACAAAAGTCAAAATGATAAGGATTTAGAATATTGGTGTTGGGAAGAAGTTAATAAATATCTTGACGACAAGTATTTAAAAAAAGGTTTCAAAAGAGATTTGAAGTCAAAAATACTTTTTGTTGAGAATAAAGGGTTAAGACAAACTACTTTTAAAAAGTGTAAGGCATTAACTAATGCACATTTAGAATGGTTTAAGTCTAAATATCCTAATAGAGATGCTTTAAACTTTATGCCACAAGACAAGGCATTTAAGATTTATGCACAATATATGAAATAGAAAGGAGAAAAAAGATGAGTAAAAAAATAAGAGAACATACATTGAATAGATTTAATGTATTAGAAAAATCCTATTTGGAGAAAGCATATAATGAAGCAAAACAAAAAGGATTAAAAGGGGATGAACTTTTTAACTATGTTGAAAAGGAATCTTTGAAAAGATGGGAAAATAGAGCAGTTTAAATAGAAAGGAGAAAAAAGATGATAGACTTTAAATATAAAGGTTACGAAGTCAAAGTGGGTGGAATAGCCAACACGACTAGAGTTGAAGCAGATAATGGAATGGACAGTTGTGTGTGGTTATTTAGTATTAATAGTCCTAAAGAAGCCAAATGGCATAGGTTTATTAAAAGAATACAACAAGCAATAACAGAACGAATAAATTATTTGAGAAAGGAGGAAATATGAAAAATAAAATAGATAGAATAAAAGAAGAAGTAAAGGAATTAGAGCCGTTTATAAATGAACAATTATTTCAATTACTTGCTAATGGACACACTAAAGAACAAGCGAAAAAATTAGTATTAAATGAAATAAAACAAAATGTTTCAATTGTGGAACAAGAAAAAAAGAATAACTGAACGAATAAATTATATGAGAAAGGAGGAAGTATGAAGAAATATGAAATAAAAGATTTTCTATCTTTTGCAAGTGCATTTGATTATTCTGACGACTTAGGAATAGTTGAAAATGAAAAACTGCATAAAGAAATGAAAAATTGGAATTTAAAAAAGTTTCAAGAATTTTATGGTTTCACACATAGAGATGATAAAACAGGGCAAGATATAACAAAAAAATAACAGAACGAATAAACATCTACTTGCCTATATTCTCAAAGTATAGGCAAGTCTCCTTCAGACCATAAACAATAGGTTTAACTGATAAGCCATTTTCAAATAGATCTCTTACTTGATTTCCAGAATATAAATGACAATCAGCTTTGGTCTTTACTAGAATAAAAGTATTTTTAGGGTGACGAATGTGAAAAGAAATTTGGTGAGGAGATAAACGAACTCTATTGCCGTTAGCAACCTTTAGTTCAACAGTAAAAAAGTGTTGATGAGTATTATAGCCCAATAAATCAGGAGTACCGAATAAGCTGTTATTTTCCAGCCTTGTCCATTTAATTTGTGATGTAATTCTTTTAAGCTCATACCAAAATTTAGTTTCTGGTTTAGGCATTTTTAACGAAACTATTTCGGTGTCGCTTTAATATTAAAATGGATAAATCGAAACGGATCTATTCCATTATCAACTTTAAACTCATGAGGCAAGTAAGAATTGAACATTAATAGCGTTCCAGGAAAAATTTTAAAACTTTGTCTCTCCATTGCATAACATAACTTGCTAGTATCCTTGAGAGGTAGATTTAACATCATTCTTCCTGCTCTTGGATCATGAAAAACGGGAACAGATGTTCTATCGGAGCATTTTAAGAAATAAAAACCAGAAATATGATTATCCCAATGGATATGAGTATCGTGATGACCGCCCCCTTGATCTGCAAATTGCTGCACCCACATTTCCGTATAATCTAATTGATGACCAGACATATCAAAGCCCTGACTATCCAATATATTTCTAGCTGTGGATCTAATTAACATCTCAAAATCAGCTAATCTTTTATCTTGATAAAGTTTGCCGTGTGAATGGTAAGACATTCCGTGATCTCCTATTTTAACTTTATATTTCTTTTCTCTTTCATAAATACTTTCTTTAGCTTGTTTTCTAGCTTTATGTAGATAATCGTTGGTAATTTTATTTATATCCTCAACATATTGAGGCAATTCTTTGCGATAAATAACTGATTCAAATAGTGTGGTAGAATCCATTTATAAGATAATGCCCCCGTGATCTTTAATTACTCTACCCATTGGAGCTTTCTCTGGCACAACCTCAATGACAATTCTATGACTTTCTCTTGCACCAAATATTCTATTTTCTAATAGTTTCATATTTTTAATATCGTGGTAAACACCATCAGATGTTCTTACCTGTATTCTGGCACTCTTAACTGTCTCTGCTTTCAAAAACTTGTCTAATGCCTGTCTTATTAATTGAGCACTGATCATATCTTGACTTGTACCCAAGATTACTCTAAAAGTCAAATTATGGGAGTTCCAAAGAGATTAACAGAAATGCAAATGAAATTTGCTCACGAAATTGTGACAAATGAGGGAAGAAAAAACGGCTTTGAATGTGCGGTATCAGCAGGATACGCAGAAGATTCAGCAAGAGTTAGAGCTTCAGAACTACAAAATCCAAAATTATATCCTCTTGTTGTTAAATACATAGGGGAACTCCGAGAAGAATATCAAAAGAAATATGCGGTGACGTTTGAACGTCATATATCAGAACTAGGAAAGATTAGACAAGATGCCCTCAAAAAAGGAGCCTGGTCAGCAGCCGTCAATGCTGAAGTGGCAAGGGGAAAAGCAGCAGGACTTTACATAGAACAAAAAATAATAAGAACAGGTAAGCTAGATGATTTATCAGCAGACGAACTAGAAAAAAGAATGGCTGAAATCATAGACCAATACTCACCCATACTAGAGGGTAAGGTTGAAGTTGCAGATGTTAAGAAGCTACAAAAAGATATTAGGTTGAATGAAGCAAAATCGAAAAATAATAAGCCACAGCAAACAGAGCTAAAGCCATTACATAAATTAAAAACTTCTGATAAGGAGGCAGCATCTAATTCAACTTCTTCATCTTCTTCACACAAGACAAAGGAATAACGGTTCTTTCTCCAAAGACATAACCATCCTCATCTCTGTCATAACTTGCAAAGATCTTAATCACACACTCATTTTTCTCGTACAACCAACCTTCACTTACAGGGGTGGCTAATTTCATCTTATCAAACTCATGCTCACTAGCCCAACCGGAATCAGAGGCAATATCAAACCATTCAATCCGATACTTTGAATACGGGATACGGTTTTCTTTTAAACTTGAAAACCTTCTTTTTCTTTTTGGTTTTTTTCTTTTCATCCTTATTCCTCCCATAGTAATAGTCAGGGTTATGCACCCTATTAAACATATCAATAAATCGTTCCTCCGTCATTCCTATAAGGGATATACAGGATAAAAAAGAAAAAAAGAAACGCTTTTGCGCGCGCGCGAAGGCACTACTGAATTGGACACTTTATTTTGTCTATAAAATAAATTCTGTCCAACATTCTGTCTACACTTTAGCTAGTAATACCAACGATAATCGTTCATTTGGACAGAAAGACAGTTTTTTTTTATGTTTTTTTTTTTCAATTCAAAATTATTCTGTACATCTCTTATATGCTGTCCTTGCCTTAGGAAAAACACATTTATGCCACATTTGTGCCACAAAGCAACAAGTGTTGCTAATATGCAACACATAATAAAAATAATTTCACATCAAGTTGGATATGAAGAAAGTACGTATATCTTTTACTCATGCTGTTGAAAAATAAAAAAAATGCGGACATTAAGTAAGTATGAACTTGTTTTTGAGAATTTTATGCATATCCGTTTACTATGACAAATACAGGAATATATATTTTTATATGCAAAGCTATTTAAAAATAAAAATTTGCGGATATGGAGGTAATATGATGCTAAACAAACTTAAACAGAAAGGTATATTATGCTAGTTGTTGAAGATCCACCTCCATAGGTAGCGAGTTATTTACCGCTGCGTGGCTGAACAACCCTCGGACCACCGAGGGGTAAGGCACAAAGTTAACGGGGTATGGCTTAATAGCTGAGGACGTTAACGGCGGTACATCTTAGAATCCTTTCTAGATTGTATAAATCTGGATCGGTGGTATGAACCTAAGATGTCTCAGGGCAGTCCTTGCATTTGCAGATGTAAGGCAGCTGTACACTTTTCGGGTACAGGACCAAACAAACCCCTGGCGCAGCGGTAAATGACTAACTTTATATGTGAAATGTACGGATGTACTAAATGGAAAATATTTATATGGGTAGTTCGTTCTGGACAGCTCCAAAAGCTCTTAACAAAAGCGGGGAGAGTTAATCTAGAAGTACAACTTATTCTTATGAAATGTGAAACTAAACATTAGAATAGAATTGATTTAATCTTTCTAAAAATTTATGCCTATATTCTCTCATTTGGTCTCCTTCAAACCTAAATTCCTGAAAATAGAGGTCGGGAGTACAGACCATAATGACTCCTTGTTCTATATTGCTGCCGTGAACATAGTCATGCGCCATGGCATAAGCTCCTATTTGCAAGAAATAATCCTGAATCCAATCCTCTCTCTTTGGGCGATTCGCTTGTTTAAAATCCACAATCGTTTCTTTGCCATTGTGAATACAGACTAAATCAGTACTCCCCGCGAATAGTCCAGGATAATATAATGATATTTCCGAGCCGTAATATTCTGTGACAGGGGTTAATCCTATGTCAATAATCTTTTGAGCCATTGGCTTAGCTTGTTGACCGATTTCCGTAAGGTCGTCATACCCTGCTCCCGTGATGTGTTTCTCAATGAATTTGTGCATGCTAGTCCCACGCTTGCTTGATAAATTCTTGATTCGTTCTGCCTCTTCATTGCCTACTTTTGCTCTCCATTTGTCTAAATAAGACTTGTCTTTAGTCTTGTCAAGAATAGTCGTGACACTAGGAAGTTTTGTCCCATTTACATCATAGGTCCGTGTTCCGTTGTCCGTATGCCTTTCAACACTCACATAGTTATATTTTTCATTTCGCTTCATACCTCATTCCCCCATACATCCCAACCAGGCGTTTTTTGTCGAGCAAAAAGCTCGATTCTTGGAACATCGCCACATAATTCCACAATTCTATCTCGAACACAATCTGGTTTCCTTGAATGTTCTCTAATCTTATCTATTACAACTTGATGAACACTTTTGGACACTCTTTTAGGCTTACCTTTCGTAGCAAGTAGGCAGATTTCGTTATTAGCTCTTGTCCAGTATCCTAAACCCCAAAACAAACTATCTGCTTTTTTATTTTCCTTTATCCAACTAAACCCGCAAGTAGAGTATTTAAAACCCCAAGATTTTATAGTATCCAAACCCTCTATTAATAAAGGATAAGTTACCCAAATGAATAATATACAATTATCCAAAGCAATATTATTTACAGGTAGATTTTTAATATCGGTAAGAGTCATCAAATCATATTTCGGAGACTTTTCTTTACCCTTATTAGACCAAGTTTTAAATGTCCAGGGCGGATCAGCGTAGATAACATTATATTTTTTATTCCATTTCATATTTTATTCACGCACCATTTAATTCCTCGTTTAACATAATCCTTAATGAACTTGTTAAAAAAATAACGAACCACTCTCATAACAATTAAAATAGGAGAGCTTAAAACATCGAACAAAATCAATGACATATCGACCACCAAATCAAGGGCATTGTCGCTATTCATCGCCCTCTTAAATCTTTTTTTAATTTTCACGTCTTCTCCTAAAATAAATTCTCCATACCCAGGATCTTAAAATGGATATGCACATAAAAATGACCGCAATGTGAAAGCTCTCCCAGACGGTTGGATACATGCCAAAGAAAGGAAAAACAAACAACTGCAACGCTGTCGCCAGGAATAATCCCGAACCAACGTCAATGATGCTTTCTACAAGGCTACTGAGTTTCATTTCTTTTTTCCTTTAAGAATAAAACAAGCTATGTGTCTACCTGTGCCTTTACCTGGTGATTTATCTTCTGTGGCTAACCATTTAACATCTCCTAAATTTCTTATTTCAGCACCAGCTTTAACCATCATTAAAATCCATTTATCTATCGGATAAACTAAAACTACATCTTTACCTTTTTCATTTTCAGCTATTGCTTTTCTAACCCAAGCAGTAGCACCCTTTTTTTTACCTTGATGAATAATTGAACCAAAAGGTGGATTAACATAATTAGATTTACCCCACTCACAAGTTAAACCATCAAAATCTTTTGGCTTAGGAAATGGAGCTGGATCAAAATCAAAATTAAACTCATCGTTTAATTCTTTCATTAAATCATCAGGAGTTAACCAATAATGTTTTCCGTCCACACTATTTCCTTTATGAAATTTATTATCTTTCGGTTTTATTTTTTTCATTCCATCGCCTTAATGATGGCTCTTCCTATTTCTTCCGCGATTTGCGGGACGATAGCATTTCCCAATCCTTTAAGTCGGTGTACCCTGCCGGATACCCCATGAGCCACTCGACCCACATCGGGTTCAACGTCCCACCAGCCGATCCTGCGAGTCTGCTTTTCTTCCTCGCTGTTTCGTAATTCGTGTTCGGACCCGAGTCTTTGTGATCCCGTGCGGTCGGTGTTGGAAGCATCGCTACTTCTTTCACTGCTGTTGGTAAATCTCTCTCTAGTCCCTTGTAGCTTCGACCTGAGCTGCCCTTCCAATCTTTCGCTACGGGTGTTGGCCACAGCTTCACTGCTGCGGGCAACATGATCTGATACCCCTTCTTCTTGATGTCCCTTGCGTATCTCCCGTTGTCGTTCACGTCCTGTTTGTGCATTCCCTGTGATGGTGTCGGCCACATCTTCGCTGCCCGATCCAAGGTTATCTGTACATGTTTGCCTGTCTTCGGATTGTAAGCTCTCTCTCCTAGTTTCGCTGGCTCTCCTTCCTTCGTTGTTAAGGTTTCCAGAAATTTTCCCTTCCCTGCTGTTTGATTCGTTGGTGTCGGCCACAGCTTCATCGTTTCTGGATCCACTTGTTCCCTCAAATTCGCTGGTCTTGATCTGCCCTTTCTCGTTGTTGTCGCTTGACGCAGCAGAGCTTCCTTCGATCGTTGAGGTAGGTGATCCATTGTGTTCGGAGTTGACCATAGATTCTTCTCGGATGGCAATGATCCAGACTCTTTCTCTCCGATGGGGAGCACCGACGCCTGCAGCTGGAATAATGAACGGTTGAACTTCGTATCCTTCGCTTTCCAAGTCAGTGCACACAGTCTCGAAGACCACGCCGTCTTGGATGTTAATAAGGCCTCGCACGTTCTCGACAATAACGAACCTCGATTTGAATGCCTTGATGATGCGAAACATCTCTGGCCAGAGATGTCGGTCGTCACTCGTTCCTTTTTGTTTGCCCGCGACACTAAACGGTTGGCAGGGTACGCCTCCTGTGATGACATCGGGAGATTCAATTCCATCTGCCTTGAGTCCTTCTTTCGTGATTTTTTTGACATCGTCATATATTTTAACTCCTTTCCAATGTTTTTGCAGCAACAATTTGCAATACTTGTCTATCTCGCAAAAGGCTACGGTTTCAAAATTTCCTGTTCGTTCTAATCCTACACTAAACCCACCGATACCACTAAATAGATCTAGGACATTTAATTTCACGTTTTACTTTCCAAAAGCTTATTACCATCAATAAGTTCAATGTTAAACTTTTCAGCATACTCTCTAGCTCCTGGTGAGTATTGTGAAGATGTTATAAACATTAAAACTTTTTCATGCTCCCTATCTTCTTCATCACATCCCGCTTTAAAATCACGCATTTCTCCAGGAGGAATAGGTTTATTCCAATGTTTACATTGAACCAATAGGTTTTTAATCGTTCCATCTTCAAATTCTTTCAAGGCCCTAATATCAATGCCTCCATCATAGTTTTTTTTGGTATCAATCTTCCAGCCTCGAGTTTCTAAATATTGATGACAATATTCCTCAAAACCAGCGGGAGATAGTCCGTGTATTTTTTCAGCTTCAGAAACTTCCTTTTTAGTATAGTAGAAAATACCGTGTAAAGATCGAGTTCTATATCGTTTTTCTCTCACAGGCATCGTTTTATCACCCCACATGCTTTTCTGAACAAAAGTATAACCAAAAGGTACTTCGATTGATTGTTTTCTTGCGAGAATAAGTTGTAGTTTAGCGGGTTTACTTCCCTCAGGTAAACGTCTTATGTGGGCTCTACGGGAACCGCTAAAATTTCTACCTTCAGAAAAGAAATCTTTTTCTTTTCTTATTTGTTCTTTACTAGAAGTTCTTCGATAAGAAACTCTAGGAAAATAAATATTATAGACAGAGCTTGTATTACTTCCATAAGGCTTTCTTCGTCCTCGGTAGCCCATCGTACTATCTCTTTCAATTAAAACTTTTCCATCCCGAATCGTTGATGCTAGTTTCGTGTAAATTTGATGAGTGCATTCTTCAGAATGATCCTTGGAATGTCTTAATTGATTCCATAATAGGTATTTAAAATCCCGTGTCTGTTTACAAAAGACTTCAATGAAATATCTTTCCTCAGTATCGCACACCAACATGGTAATAAAATCTTCATATTCTCTAAATTTTACAAATTTAAATATCGGATCGTCAGGTATTTCAAAAACTCCATCGTAGGGCATGAGAAAACCTGTCCCAGAGTCCATAGCCTCCTCTAAAATATGTTTTTCTTTGAAGGAAAATACTGAACCAGAAAAATGATTCTTTAATAGATCTACACTCTTTTTTTTAAAATCATCTGTTCCCATAGAGTGTACTTTTTTAAAATTAGTGGCACCCTCTAGATCATCCATAAGAGGAGTTAAAGATATGTGAGGGGCTAATGTTTCATCAAAAAGATCAAGATTATTAATAATTTGAGAATTGCGTATGCACAGTGGAAAATTTTTATCATTTAAAACATTAAAGAGTAGCTCAAAAAGATCTATTTTTTTCCAAAAAAGAACGCAGTCTGCTTTTGTTTTGTTATCAATATTAATGTTTGTTCCATTACATAAAGTAGTGCCTTTGTTAGTGTGATAGTAAAGTGTCACCATTTTTAAAAGATTTTTTTTAAAGAATTTTTCTCCTAATTTTTTTTCAAAAGGAAAAACATCTTTCATATACTCTTGTTTGATTTCTTCTAGAGATTTATTTTCATAGCTTTGAATTTGACCCCAAAAATCATTATCCATGTGTTTGCCTTCAGAAGCGAGAACACAGTTATTAGCAGATTCAATTAAAGCACTTTGATATCCTGCTTTTAATAATTCTTTATCACTAAAATTATAACTTTTTTTAAAATTAGCAGCTTTAACAGGGTCTTTTTTTTCTTGCTCTCGGCAAGTGTGTAAGTTTGTTATGACGGTATGTGCCGTTACAGTATAGTCATAAAAATTTTTAAATTCTCCTAAAGGTAGCTGTCGCTGTTTTTCGCTTCTAAAATGTTTAACCATTGCACTTAAATGAATATTATTTTTAAAAACAATTCTTACAGCTCTACTTTTAGCAATTTTAGGAACGACAACATAGAAGACCACTTGGTTATCAAATCTTTTATCCGTCCAGTTGATTTGGCCATAATTACGAAAAGTACTTTCGTACATTTGAACAATTATTTTTCCATCAATCTGCGAATTATCAAGGTTTGCAGATCCTACGGTCATCGCTATACAAATTCTGTTTCCTTTTTCTACATCTGTAACTAGCATTATTCCGTCCTTATAGGGCTTACCATAAATGTTATTTTTAAACATTGGCACATCTGAATATTCAGAATAATCAATGTCTACTGTTTCTGGTATAAATAAATTTGCCAATGTGCTTTCAGACTTATCTTTGAGTTTATTATTTTTTACATCTAACTCTACTTGTCTTTGCGCAAAGTCAAAGCCCTGATGCAAATTCTTTTTTTTCCCTGCTTCAGCAAAAGTAAAAAAGACAGTTCTCTTATTGGATAAATCTTGCGATCCATCCTCTTCTCTTAGTCTATCTCTTTGCCATTCCTTATCATTCCTTGCTTCTTCGTATGTTTTTTCATAGAAAGCTTCTCTGTGTTTTTTCGGTACAGTTGCTTTAGCCTCGTCCCATTTTTTTACAACAGGGTCTTTTTTATTATGTATATCTGGAATACCCCTTAAACCATCGGCAGCATCCTGTAATATCTTGAATGATTCTGTTTGATCTAGTTCTTCTTTCATACTTTTTTATTATTTCTTCTTTTCCATTGTTCCTGTTCCGCTAATCGTATTGTTAGATCCTTTCGATCATCTAACTTTTTAACAACCCAAACAAAAACAGCTAAAACTGTCAGCCCCATAAGGGCTAACAGTAAATCGATTAAAAATATTTCAAACATAAACTACCTCTAATTTAATTTCAAAATCTTCTTTATCTTCTTTGCCGTTTTCATCTGTTCCATACTCTTTAACAACTGAACGACCTGTTTCTGTTTCTTTCGTATTTTCTGTCCCCCAATTTTTAACGTAATAATCATACGTTTTACCAACGTCATCACCATCTTTATCAATTTCAAGAGAAGCTCCTCCAAGATATACTTTCTTATCAATTAAATCGCTTTTGTCTTTTGCCAAAACTTTATATTTAACTGTAAAAACTATATCTTCCTCTACTTCAAACTCTTTTAAACCTACATCTTTTTCGTCAGTATTGGGTTTTTCCTCGAAGTTAAAGTTGCTTGTCCAATCATCCCAACCCATATTATGTTGCCTCCTTTGCTACCCAATCTTTCTTTTCACTATTCCAAACTACTTCCTTGATAGTTGTTTCTTCGTCTTCGCTATCTGATTCATTTTCTTTAACACAAAGACACACTTTTGGATTAGCATTTTGATTCTCTGCAATCCATTTCGCTTGGTCTTTGGTTACATTTTGGATTAAGTAAGTATCATCGTATTTCTTTGTATAACTTAATGTAACTTCCCAATCTTTTTTTTCTTCTGTCATTTTTTCTCCTCTCTATTGTTGTTTTTCAAACTCCTCCTGAGCCAGTCGAGCTGCTTCCTTTTCTCTTTGCTCTAAAGGTAGTTTGTTATCTTTTGCTAGAATTTCTAAAAAATCCTCATAAAGTCTTTCTAATATTTCTTCATTTATAAGACAGCTCATTTTTTCTCCTTTCAAGTTTAATAATATTTATCAAACAAATAAATAATGGCTAATCCTACCATTGCCATTATTGGCGTAAACCAAATACTATCCACAATCAAAACAAACTCCTTCCTGAATGGTAGACCATTCACCTGGTTTCGGTGTGCAGCCACAAATTGCGCACTCTGTATAATAATTATTAGCTTTCATACTTTCTTTATAAGTTATTGTGGGATAGATGTCAATGCTTTAAAAGATAATTTCTATGACTAGATATAGCGTTATGAACACGAACATTGCGGTCATTTGTATATCGTATGGGAAATTTGTCATAGTGATTAATTACCTTTTGTAATGCTTCTCGTTTAACACGAGAATAAGGCAAAAGCAAATTTGCCAATTTTAAACAGTCTCGATAGCCACAACACCATCGCCATTGGAGTTTCCATTTTGGCTTATTATGATATCGCTTCGGTGCAACCCATCCCATTTTCAAGGTTTTGTGAAGCCACTTAATCGTTTTTTCTTCAGTCATAGCAATTTCAGCTCGAATGTACCAAGTAAGGTAGGCTTTTTTATTATGGGGTTTTTTTCTCATATACTGTTTGCACATAATATTACCTTCACCATCAAAAAGCCCTGCAATATAGGCTATATTCTCAGGAGACACTAATTGTTTCCCTTTAACGAGGGTTCTCCCATCTGTTTCATAATATCGTTAGGTTCAACCGGTTTTAATCCTCTAACGTCTTTGATCTTGATGTAATCCCTTACATTACCCGAGACACTAATTCGTGTGCATTTGCTCTTGAAAGGGTAAACCCAGTGCTTCAGCCATGCTGGAAAGATATACATATCCCCTGACTTTGGGAAAAATGAATGGTGAGTCACCGATTCACGAGGCCCATCGCCATAGATGAAGGTAATACCTCCTGGTCCTGCTGATCTTCCCTTATATTTAGCGTTTTCTGCCTTCAGCTCTTCAGGGACATCCAAGTAGATGACCCAAGATAAAGATCCACCATGATCGTGCGGTGGGTTAAAGTCTCCAGGTTCTTGAAAGTTAGCCCATAGGGCATCCAATTCATATTTCTGCTTGAAATCAATGCTGTCATCCCCCGTCCACTTCTTCAAAGCATCGGCGTAAAGTTCGAAGATCTTGCCAAAGAACTCTTCGAACATCGTGTAATCTCTGAAAGCCACCTGCTTTTGCACAATGCCGGCGAGTCTCGTCTCGAAGCTCATCTTGCTGGCTTTCGCTTCCTTCAAAAGCAGCTCTTGATTTTCCTTTGATATGCTTAACTTAACCAAACAAGGTCCCCAACGGAACATCTGATACTGTATGGCTACTTTCTTTTTCTCTTCTGTCATTTCTTCTCCTTTGTGAGTGCATCTTCAAACTTTCCGGGCCATCCGTAAGATCCGTGATGCGTGGTTCGTGATTTAATATTCGCGTATATTTTGAATCCATAATCCCGTGCGAGTCTGCAGAACGATATGTCTTCTCCGCGCCATAGACCGTTATCCATGTCAAATGTCGTATCCCAAAAGTTATAAAGATAAGGATCAGATTCCTTCTTAAAGGGATGCTTGATCTTTAAACGTGGGCAGCTGTCCATTAAGAATTCAAAGACTTTCCGGTGGATCAACATCAGTCCTGCAGGTCCTTCTGAAATTTCAACTAGATCACCTGGAAGAATGTTAACGTTCTTATCATCAGGAAAGCTCACGGAATATTTAGCGATATTGACATCTTGTGGAAATTTAACTCTATAGGGCGTTAGGATGATGTCTTTCTTCGTCACCAACATACGAATCACTGCTTCAGGTTCAAATTCAACGTCAGCGTCAATGAAGAGTAGATAATCATATTTACTTCTTAAGAATAATGCCGTTAATGCATTCCTCGCCTTACTCACATAAGGAGATTTAACCGTTTCAATTTGCCATTCGAGTCCTGCTTTCGTAAATTCTTTAACCAATCGAGTTACGGATAACATCGTATTGATCTTGACCGAATCATAGCAGGCCATGGCAATGTATATTTTAGGCGGTTGCTCTTTTTGCTGCATAGTATGCATTTCCTGTTAAATGTTTTTTATTAATTTCTCTCATTTGTCTACGTCTTCGTGGCTGTGTTCTTAAACTTGTATTGACATTCCAACCATTTTTCTCTAAAATTTTTCTTCGAATTTTTGCCAGAACGTACTCTGAGTTCCTTCCTGAAAGTTCACAAATATTTTTAAAATCTTCGCTATTACTCATCAGCCAGGCTTGAGCTTGTCGTTTTTCTAATCCAGGAACATGACTTGAAAAGGCATCGTGAACCGCTTGACTGAGAACGGCAACGAAAAGCCTTCGTTCTGGTGAGGTCCAGTCTGATGTATATGCGTTAGTCGATTTAATAAAATTACTCATGTTTGCTTTCGATGTCCTTAATGGCTGATTTAACGCCTTTTTCAGTCATGTATTTAAGTTCTAAACTATCTACGATGTTTCCAGAAACGGATATTCGCGTCACATCACTTTTATATGGAAAAACCCAATGCTTTAACCAGGCAGGAAAAATGAACATTTCTCCTTCCTGAGGAAAGAAGCTGTTGTTAGTGACGGAATTCTTTTTATCAGAATCCCCCATGAAAAATCCTATGCATCCAGGGCCTGCACTTTTTTTAACTTTTTCATGTTCAATGCATTCTTCCTTTATTTCTTTTGGTACTTTCAAATAAATGACGAAGGAAAGCAATCCACCATGATTATGAGGAGGATTAAATTCATTTGCTTTTTGAAAATTGCACCAGAGATCCGTAAGGATGTACTGAAGATTTTGAGTTTTACCCAACCACATGCTTAAGGCGTGATTATAAACATGAAAGACTTCATCAAAATATTTCGTAAGCCTAGAGGAATCCATTTTAACTTCTTTTTTAAGGTGACCTGCTAAACGATGTCCATAACTGACATTGCTTTTATTGGCTTCCTCTAAAAGAATCTTCTTGAATTTTTCGTCTATTGTGTATTGAACCACACAAGGACCCCATCTTAACGTTCGATACTGTATTTCTTTTTTTTCTTTCATTAATGTAAAATTTTCTTTAAGTGTTTATCATAATCAACAAAGTCAGGATCATAGGGTCTAACTTCAGAATCCATGACCGTTTTAATCATGTTTCTATATGAGTCTTCATCTAAGTGAGTTTTATAAAGTCTCATAGCGATGGCCATGTAAGTTGCAGCTATCGCTTGAACATCATAGTCGCGCATATATTCAATGGCGTCACTAAAAATCTCGTTGTAGATTTCTTCTAATTCTTCACTGCTGTGCTTTTTCTTTTTCATAATTTATAAACCTTTCTGAATTAATAATATTAAGATCTTCATTTCTTACTTTATTTCTTGTATACCGTTCTCTCATATAGATCCTTTTCTTTTCTTTATTTTCTTCTTTTTCATAATACTTCTTTCGTGCTCGATACCTGCTTTTGTGGTACATGTGCATTATAGTTTATAGAACGTATACTTTAACGTTAGTTCTTCCCCTTCTTTAATGTTTTTAATCGTTACCAGATTCCATTTGGTAAAATCCATTTTAAATCTTTTATCCGTTTTAAAATAGAGTTTAACTTTCTCACAATTCGGATCGTCTGAATGATTAATGAATCCTCCTAAAGGAGTTCTAATAATGGTATCACTTATTTGTATATGACTCATCCCAAGATTAGTTCCTTGCTTTAAGCTTTCCTTAGCAAACAGTCCAATATCATGAATATCAGAAAAACCTAGTCGTAGTTCTTTAGGTAAAGGTTTATTCATTACATTCCTGACTTTCTAAGTTGATCAATTTTATCTTCAATCTGTTGAGCAAGTTTCATATTATCAGCTTTAGTCTCCAGAACTTCTTGTTCCAGTTCCGTGATCCGTCGTCTAAGGTCCAGATTCTCTTCCACCAAGAATTGATAATCCGGATCCTTGAAATAATCCTTAGACTTTAAAGACTCTTCAAGATCAGCAATCTTGTTTTTGAGTTCTTCAATCTCTGCTAGCTTATTCATCATAAGCTTATCCGCTTCCTTTTTTACTTTCTCAATTTCTAAAATAGAATCAATCTCGTTTTTAGTCTGTGGGTCCCCAGGCTTTGTCATAAATATATTCCTTTCCTTCTTTTGCTTCTGCCCATGCTTTCTTCGCGTTGTCATAAACATGTCTCTTTATATCTTTATCAGTTCGCATAATTGTTAGCACATCAACACCATTATAGGCTTTAACATAGGCATTTTGTGATACAGCAATAGATGAACCTGAGGCCAGTAAAGCAAATTCACTGCAACCACTACAGGTTAGCAAGATAACGCAGAGCATGAATATTTTTCGTATCATTTTCTATCTCTCCTTGGTTATCGCATGCTTCACAGTCAATTACTACCTTAATGTTAGGCTGACTAGCGTCTTTGGTTATTCTACG